GTGTACACCAATCAACTGTTCCAGTACGACCCATTCCAACTGTTGATGCTCCACAAGCAATCTGAACTGTTTTACCTGATGAACCTAATGTTAAAGTTGAACCACATTGTACATCAACTGTATTAACTTCTATCTTACTCATACTATTACAACTGTTGCTCCTGATTCTATTGTTAATGTTCCTGAAACTGTAAATGGTCCAGCAAAGACAGCATTACTACTTGCTTCTATTCTTACATCTCTTTTTAAATCTTTTTTATGATAATTAACTACATTATCTGTTCCTGGCGAAGTACCAACATAAAATATATAATCTTTTTCTTCCATTTATCCTCCTAAGATACATCTACTAATAAGCCAACTACAATATCACATAAACCACTTGAAGATGAAGATTGTGCTTTTAAAGAGTAACCTGTAGCTAATACATATTTTCCTCTTAAAATTTCTATCTTACTTGATGGTGGTATTGATACTGCTTTAGCTAATTTAAAATCATTTGATCCATCTCGTAAAGTTACATCTAAAGTTATTGATGCTGTTGTACTTGTATTACAAGCATTTAGACCAATAATAATTTGATTGTTAGATGTAGCTGTTACGATGTTAGTTTCACTAGCATTTGTAAGTGTTACTTCTGTAGATTTAAAATTATTTGCCATTATTTATCCTCCTAAAGCTATTGCAAAGGGGATTGCATTCGGATCGCTTTCTCCCTCTATAGTTACTGTTGATGGTATAGTTGCTGTATTAGAAGCTGTTGCTAATTCAAATACAGATACAAAAGCTGTACCATTATGGTATTTAAAAATTATTTTTCCTGATGTTCCAGTATCAGCAAAAATTTGTCCTGTATAAGCTGTAGTGCCAGATGTTACTCCTGGTGCTGTTGCTCCACTATTGTTCGTAGCAATAGAATTAAAAGCATTATTCATATCACTTCTAAAACTAGGAAATCCTTGGTTTGCTATTATATAATCATGTTGTGCCATATATCCTCTTTATCACTTTAAAATTGTATTCGCAATCATTTTTACACTCCTTTTGCTACATAATCAAATGTTCTTGATATGCCTGTTCCGCTACTATTTTGGAATGCAATATTAAAACCTGTTTTACTTTTACCAGTTATAGCATATTTATCACCAGATGCCATATCTTGTACTGATAAAGTTATAGCTATAGAATTAAGTAAATTAAATGCTTTAGCATAAGTTATAGCTTTAGTACCAGTACCTGAAACCACATCATTTTCCGAAACTGTAAATGCCTCTAGCTGTAGAGTTACACCTACTGCTGTAACTATTGGTGTTGCTGTATTATTATCTGACTGCATTAGTACCCTAAATTTAAAAAATCTACCTGTATAATCACCAATAGTAAAATCTTGAAATGTAGAAAAAGTAACATTATCATCAGAAACAGATATTTGTAGTTCTGAAGAACATTGTGTATTAGCATCACCATCAAAGTTAGATGGTTGGTCATCAAAATCACCAGAAACAAAATCAAATATTCTTGATCTATCTGTTACTTGTTGAGTAAGTGTTGCTGTAATCTGAGTAGTTACAATAGCACCAGCATCAACTGTCTGAGAAAACTCATAAGTTCCTGATGATTTTACTGTTGCATTTTCACCACCATCAAAAAGTGTAGAAGTGATGGAGTCAAAATTACCAGTAACATCATCAAATAATTGGTTACCTTTTAATACTAAACAAGGTGTATTATCATCACCTATTGTTGTTTTAACTACATCTGTTTTTGTACCATCAAAATTTGGATTTTCTGTTTGTGTTAATAAATCTGTAAACTCACCTATTGTTGTAACTTGTGTTACTACACTGCTTGCATTGATAGATACATTACCTAATTTGTCTACTGCCTTTATTAAATATGTTCCAGTCTTAGCAGGTACAACTATAGATGTTCCTGGTCTTGATAATTTTTTTACTAATACGATTGAGTTTTGCCATTCTGCCCCAGTAGTTAATGGACTAAAATTTATACGATAATGTGATAAATCTAAGTCAGGTACTGGATCAAAACTTAAATGTGCTTCTTTGCCAACTATATTACAAGCAAAGTTTTCTACATCTGATGGTGGTGCTATTTGTCCAATAATTTCTCTTTGATCAGAAATGGTTGATGATTTTACACCGAATATATTTACACCTCTTACCCTTACTGTATATTTTGCTTTATCTATTACATTTAAAAATTCGAATTTAGTCCTTGCTCCTCTACCGATTAATTTAAAAGTGTCTGCTGGACTCAAAGCTGTATCAGTTGCATCTGTATCTTGTCTTACTTCTACTTCAAATAATTCTGTAAAATTATCTGTTGGTGCTGTAAAGTTTATTACTAATTTTACGATAACTGTTCCATCATTATATTGCACTAATTCATCTGTAAGTGTAAGACCTGTTGGTGCAGAAACTTGACTAGCTGATGGAAGATTTGTTGCTTTACCAGTTACAATAGATGAATAATCAGAAGAAGAAAAATCATATACAGCACTAGCAGTTTCTCTAAATTCACAATTTATAACTGGCATAGGATTACCACCACTTGCTGAAAAAGACCAACTAGAAACTTCAAATGTTTTATTAGTAAATCCTAATCTAGAATTTGTAATATTTACTGTATCACCAATATCCAATTCAAAAGCATCTAAATCGAAAACTGTTGTAAAACTTATTTGTTGCCTTGCTTTTTGTAATTGAATTTTTGCTAATCTTTGAACTGTTGTACTTGAAGTGGTAAATGGAAAATTAAATTCACCAAATATCCTTTCACCATTATCTTCTGTTTCAAAAGTACTGCTTGTTAATATCGGATAATCTTCTGGTTGATAATTATTTGATGGTTCAGAATAAATACCTTTTACAGCATTAAATAATTCTTTTTTAGATATTCTTGTATTTAAAGTTATTCCGCTTCTTAAATTACTTTCATCTAAAGTAACTGATGGTGTTTCATAAGTTGCCGCCCTTAATTTGAATTGACCATTAGAATATATTAAAGCACCGCCAATGCTTGATAACATATTTTCCATAATTGTTTTTGGACTTGATGATGTAATAAAAGAACCATTTAAAGTAAACCTATCTTCTGTACCGCTTGTTAAAGAAACATCTTCATCACATATATTAGCTATTGCTTGAAAATTTGTATCATTAATTTCTGTTGCATCTGCATTAAGACCATAACTTGTATCTAAAAGATAATCTCTAATACATAAAGCTGGATTACTTGAAAATGCAGTTGCACTTGTTCTAGGATCAAAAACTTTTTTACCTTGTATCTCTGCTGATATATTTGGAACACCATTTGGATAAACATCTGAATCAAAACTTAACCTTACATATAAATAAGCTATACCTCTTAATCTATGGTCTGTTGTCCATTGAGTTATATCACTTACTAAATCAGCATCAGCAACTTGTGCATCTGCACCTAAATGTTTTTTAATTCTAGCTTTACCCTCATATTCATTACCAGAAGATGGAAAAAATCTAGCAATACCATTACTATCAGAACCGTCTTGTGTAAGTGCTACTTCATCTTCATTAAAAAAAATTTTTGTAAAATCATTTACTTCATGTCCAGCAAAAGCAATAACCATGTGTAAAAAATCATTGTTACTAGATGTTTCTGCATATACTATAGTTCCACCAACTCTTGTTTTACCATATATAATTCTATGTGGGTTTATTGCACCTTTAGATGTAACTGTAACTCCAGTTTGCAAACTTGTACCTATTTCTGGAACATCTATATCAGGTGCTAATTTTCTATTTACTGCTGATAATACTAATTGAGTACCTGCTGAAACTAAAAATGTACCTACTAAACCTGCCGCAGTACCTTTAAGACCAATCATTCCACCAACTTTAGTTGCAAAAGCAGATGGTCCGATTGCTGGAATTGCCGCAAAACCTGTAGCTATGGCACCTACTATTAATGCACCTTTTACAACATCAGAACCACCACCGACTGTATCTTCAACAAAATCTACTACAGCACCAGTTTTAGCAATAGAACCATGATAATCAAAACTATCTTCAAATATAATATTATCATGCTTATCGTATATAACTTTATTGTAAATTTTCATTTATAATCTCCAACTAATATCCCCTTGCATAGTATCTACATTTATTAATTTTGTTTGACATTTTAATATACTTCTTGCACCTACACAAATACCAAAAGAACCACCATACTCAATATGGCGATTTGCTCTTTCTTTAAAAAAAATAATATCTCCTCTTTGTGCTAAAGGTATAATATTGTCTGTATAATTATTTTCTGTAAATATTCT